GAGGACGGCGGCAAACGTGTCACCGTCTGCGTGGGCGATGGTAACTCAGCTTATGGCCTCCAGCCGACGCTCTACGCGTTCGACGTTTATGGCCAAGGCTCAGTCGCGCCGTATCCCGTGGACACCAATGCGACCGCACCGGTCTACCTCGAACGCACAGGCCTCGACCTGGATGAGCTTGGAGTGAACCTTCGTGACTACAAGCTGCTCCGCTCTATCTATCCTCAGGCCCGCGTCGATACGACCGGTGGCTCCGCGCTGCAAATCGCAATCGGCGCCTCTGATGATCCTAACAGCGACACGCCGGATTGGACCGACTATCAGCCGTACGACGGCGTCGCGAATTACAAGGTCGATGTGAACAAGGCAGGCCGCTGGCTCGCCATCAAGATGCTGTGGGACGACTTCCGCAGCTTCGTGCTCACAGGATTTGACCTAGACATCAAGACGACAGGCAAACGCTAATGGCGGGCACTTACGTCCCTAGGCCGATGCCAACGCTCGGCAACAACCAAAGCTACCTGCAGCAAGAGCTTGCGAACATCTCGCAGAGCATCAAGACGCTATCTGAGGCGCTCAACAACGCGCAGAGCCTCGTGACGTCGCTGCAGGCCAGCCTGACAACGGACGAAGCAGACATCGGCTCATTGAAGTCCAGCCGGACGACAGACGAAGCCGACATCTCCTCACTGAAGTCCAGCAGGACAACGGACGAAGCCGACATCGCCTCACTGAAGTCCAGCAGGACTGCCAACGAAAGCGCTTGGACCGCTTACACGCCGACTGTTGCGGCTGCCACAGGCTCATTGGCCTCTGCTTCGGCTGTTGGTTGGTACAGAGCTGTCGGCAAGACCGTGTTTGTTCGCCTGCGTGTAACCATCACCTCTGTCGGAACTGGTAGCGGCGCAATCAACGCCTCGCTGCCCTTCACGGTGAGAAACGCATCTGGGGTATACCAAATGGTGCTCGGCCGAGAGAATGCTTTGTCGGGCGCCCTTCTTGCAGGCATCGGACTTCCGGGCACCAACACGCTTGCCATCGCCAAGTACGACGGCGCTAACATTGGTGCCAACGGCGTGTTCCTTGACATGAACGGTGTCTACGAGGCTGCGTAAATGACGACCTTCACGACCTACGTCAACTACGGCGACAAGCCTTGGCTGTTCCTGCGCGACCATTACGGCCTCACCGCTGAACGCGCCAAGGAGATTTACGAAAGTGAACCTCCGGCGCCGCGTGGTGACCGCGAGCGTTTCTATCAGCGAACGTTGGCCGTCATTCGAAAATGCAAAGATGAAGTTCGTTAAGCGCTACATCGCGCACCAGACGGACTACTGCACGTTCGGCATCGACGAATACAGGACGAACGAGGGGCACCAGATGCTTCTCGCTCACCTCGACGTACACAGATGGTCCCACTCCACACTCAAGCGCATCAGGCACGACTGGTCGACTTTCCGAGGGTGTGTGACTGCACCGCTGTTTGCCAGCCCACTGACCGATGACCCCAAGTGGCATCGCTTCGTGATCATGATGGGCTGGCGTCCTTTCTCGACGGTGCTCTGCCACGACGGCATCGAGCGCCCGCTCTACATTCACACAGTTTAGGAACCAACGCCCCATGTCCATGGGCTCCTCTCAAGAAACCCAGTCTAACTCCAAGACGGACCCGTGGGCACCGCAGGCCGCCGCGCTGACTGACGCATTCGGCAAGGCCCAGACCGCTTATGGTCAGGCCTCGCAGGCTAAGGCTCCCACAGATTTCGTCGCACAGTTCACGCCCGACCAGCTCAACGTCTTCAAGTCGATGATGGGCTACGGCATGAACACCTCGACTGCAGGCACGACTGCCGCTGGCAACACGCTGCAGCAGGACGGCACCAACGCGACCTCCGGTGCACTCACGGGTCTCTCCAACTTCGACCCGACGAAACAGAACAACACGCAGTCGTTGATCGACAGCGCCAACAAGTATGCCGATGGGCAGAACATTGACGCGCAGGTCAACAACGCGATGCTCAACGCGCGCCAGACGGCCCGCGATGTCACCATGCCCGGCATCGAGCAGAACGCCGCGATCAGCGGCAACACCAACAGCTCTCGCGCAGGTATCGCGCAGGGTATGGTCGAACGCGGGCTTGCCCAGCAGTCGGCCGACCTCGGCGCCTCGCTGCGCGGACAGGCTTACAAGGACGGGCTCTCGCTCGCCTCGAACACCGCGCAATCGAACAACCAAGCATCCCTCGGTGCGCTCAGTGGTGCAGCCAACGCTGGCACCAATGCTGCGAACTCTGGCGTCAACGCCTCGACCGCTGCGATCAACAACCAGACGGGCCTCTATGGTCTCGCTGGCACTGGCGCCACCGGTCAGCAGCAGGCGAACCAAGCGAACCTCGACAATCAGGCAGCTCAGTTCCAGAGCGGCACGCAGTCGCCCTACGCGGCTCTCAACGGCCTCATGGGCATCATCGGCTCCAACAACTGGGGCTCCTCCAGCTCCGGCTCGTCAACGACCACTAAGACGCCTTCGATGTTCGAAGTCATGGGTGGTCTGCTTGGCACTGCTGCGGGCGGCAAGAAGCTCTTTGGATTTTAATTCATGAACGGAACAGGCTCGCGGGCCAGCTCGTGGCTCACATGGGCGCAGACGCCTCGTGAACAGGGCGGCCTCGGGCTCGCTCCGCATCAGGCTGCTGGCGTCGTCGGCAACCTTGTCCACGAAAGTGGTCAGGACCTCAGCCCTTGGGGTCCGACCGGCGACAATGGCACCGCTTGGGGCACTGCGCAGTGGCGTGGTGATCGCCTCGCGCGGCTCAAGGCCATGCCGAACTACCAGTCCATGGAGACCCAGCAGGCCTTCATGAGGCAGGAGCTGGACGGCTCCGAGAACAAAGCATATCGCGCCCTGCAGTCGGCGCAGTCTCCTGAAGAGGCTGCACGTGCATGGGACGCTCTCTACGAACGCTCTGACGGCTCGACGCGCAACAAACGCGAGGCCAGCGCACGTTCGCTCATGGATCAATTTGGCGGCGGCATGCCTGACACAGGCGCACTGTCGTTCGCTCCTACAGGAAACAACAAGAGCATGCCTAGTCCCGCACTAAGCGCAGACGACGCGCTGGGCACCGGCGCTCTCAATCAGATCGAAAAGCCAGACAACGTCTATGATGGCTTGATGCAGATGGCTTCATCGCTGGCTGGCATCAGCAACCCGGAGCAGGCGAAGGCTCTCACCTCGCAGATGCTCGCGGGCCGCAAGGCGCAGGGCACGTGGTCCCACCAGATTTTGCCGAACGGCCAGATCATGGTGTCCAACAGCCAAGGTGGCATGAAGGTCATTGGCAAGCCCGGTGACTACAGCAAGGACGACACGTTCCAAGCCATCAACTCGATTGATCCGAACACCGGTCTCCCTCTCTCGCGCATCTACAACAAGAACACCGGACAGTGGGCAGACGGCGGTCAGAATGGCGCAGCCTCCAATCCGGCCAGTGCGCTTCCCGACAGCTTCGACGAGTTCAAGCAGTTGAACCCCACCGTGGCGAACCGCGTCGAGGCAGTTGAGCAGGGCCTTCAGGACTTCCCGAAGGGCGGCAAACTGAAGCCTCAGGACCAGATGGTCGTGAACGCTCTCGCCAAGTACAAGCCGGACGTTGACGCCAACGTGTTCAACACCCGCAGGCAGTTCAAGAAGGACGACGCCATGAGTTCTCCTCAGTCGTTCGGTGGCGGCCTCCAGCGCACCAACACGGCGATGGGCCTGATGGACGACGTCTTGAACTCATATGGCAAGATCGGAAACACCCGATCATCGCTAGGTGCTGGCGCCGCCACTGTCGAGAACTACCTGTCCTCAGGTGGTGACACGCAGGCCAACTACCGTCGTGACCTGGAGACGAAGGCGCAGAACGCTGCTGCCGACATCAACGCGCTGCAGACCAACGGCAAAGGCGGTCAGGCTGAACGTGAGCACATCAAGGAAGGCCTCTACCTTCCCTATGCCTCTCCCCGTGAGCAGGCGGGTGCGATCCAAGGCCATCTCGATACTCTCCGCGCCGCTGTTGATGCCAAGTTTGAACACGAGGCTCGGCAGATGGGTAAGGACTTCGTCGAGAAGGACCCGCGCTATCAGGAATACAAGCAGCGCCTCACTGCCATGCAGCAGAAGGTGGACCAGCTCTACAACGCCGACTTCTCGTACGCCAAGGGCGGCAAGTCCGCTGCTCCAGCAGGCACACCCGCCCTTCCGAAGGGCGTTAAGTCCATCCAAGTAATCCCTCAATAAGGCAACCATGCCCGTTTTTGAAATCGGCCTCGACGATGGCCGTAAGCTTCGCATTGAAGCCGACGACCAAGAAGCCGCTCTGGCGGGCGTGGCTCACTTCCAAGGTAGCTCCGCAGCCCCGGAGAAGGAGGCGCCCAGCGCGCTCTCCGACGTAGCCATGCAGGTCCCGACCGGCTTCAACGAAGGTCTCGCCAATACGGTGGGTGCTCCTGTTGACGCCGTGTCGTGGGCCATGCGCAAGGCAGGGCTTCCTATTCCAGACAACGCGGTCGGCGGCTCGCAGTCCATCAAGAATGCGCTGGGCTACATCAAGGCCAACCCCGACAACGCCCCGGCTCAGACCACGGCAGGCAAGTTTGCCCGCTCCGCTGGTGACATGGCCTCACAGGCTATCCTACCGGAAGCCGCCGTCGCAGGCATGGCCTCCCGGCTCAGCCCGAGGGCTCTCAACGTCGCTCAGCAGGTCGTCGGTGACGGCAGCAACGTAGCCCGAACGGCAGCCACAGGCGCAGCCGCAGGCGTCGGCGCTGAAGCCGCTGGACAAGCCACGGACGGCACCGCGCTCGAACCCATAGGCCGCATCGCTGGCGCTGTGGCGGGAGGCAGTGCTGCAGCTCGACTGGCCGCTCTACGTGGCGCAGCTAAGACGCAGGCGCTTCCGACGCTCGACGAAGTCAACGCCGAGAAGACCCGGCTCTACAACGACCCTACGGTCAAAGACCTTCGCATTCACCCGCAGGCGGTGAACGGTCTCGGCAACGACATCGCGCAGTCCCTCGACCAGCGCGGGTTCTTCCCCGAGGATCACGGCCCCGTCTTCACCGCTGTCAACCGTCTGCGCAACGCCAGCGGTCCTGTGTCAGTCGATGAGCTGGACGCGGTGCGCCGGTCTCTCAATAACCACGCAGGCCAGCTGAACGAAGGACGCCCGACGCCCACCGCAGCTGCCGCCAGCCACGCCAAGAGCCTGCTCGACGACTTCGTGCACTCCGACATGACGGACCCGGCGAACGTACTGCAAGGCAACGGCGCTGCGGCTCGTGACATCCTGTTGAAGGCTCGCGCCAACGCAGGCGCTGCGATCCGCTCCAGCAACGTCTCCCGGCTGATCAACAACGCCGAAACAGATGCTGCCACTGCCAACAGCGGCATGAACATCCAGAACCGCATTCGTCAGACGCTCAAGCCTCTCCTCAAGAACAACGAGGCGAAGATGGCCGGGTACACCGACGAAGAGCGTAACGCTGTTCGTAAGCTGGTGCTCGGCTCTGGCGCCATGAACGCTCTACGCCACGTAGGCAACGCCATCGGAGGCAGCGGTATCAGCGTTCTTCCCGGCGCTTTCATTGGCCACGCAGCTCTCGGCCCCGCAGGCGCGGCACTTCCCGCAGCAGGCTGGGCGATGAAGAAGGTGGCCAACGCAATCACACAACGGCAGGCACGCAACGTCGCGAGCAAGCTCCTCGAAAGCGCGCCGCTGGCTCAGCCAAAGGTCGCAGCCAACAACGCAGTCAAAGCGGCCAACAGCGCCGCAGCACGTCACCTCATGCTCCTCAGCACTCTGCGCGGCATGATGGGAGGCAACAACACAGGACAGTAATGGGGAAGCCGAGAGCGCCTCGCAAGAAGTCGCCTCGCAGCAAGTCCAAACGGAAGCAGCCCGGGTTCTCTTCGACACTGAAGAGGCTCTGGGCCACTCCGGAGTTTCGCGAAAAGATGAAGCAGCGGGACGAAGCCCGGATTGCTGCAGCGAAACAGAACCCAGAGAACTTCTGGCGACGCGGTGTCCCCGATGGGATGCGCAAAGCCGACGCGGACGCCAAGTGGGCTGAAGCGAACCAACTAGCAGACAGGTTTATCCAGATCATGAAAGAACAAGGCGAGTTGCCCGACGAGGAAATCGTTGAGGTGACCACGCTCGATGACGAAGGCAACAAGGAGACCATGTCGGTCCCGGTGCCCGTCAGCGACAACGGCAAGGCCGAGCGCGCCCTCCGTGAAGCCTTCGTGCTCGCGGTAGGCCCGACGAACTTGCAGACCAAGACACAGGCGATCCGCATCGTGCTCGACTTCACCCGTTCGAAGCCCGAGAGCAAGACGAAGCTGACCGTCAACCCGATGGCGTTCCTCGACGACCTCGATGACTGATCTTCTCTCTCCAGAGCAGCGTGCCAAGCGCAAGCGGCTCAGAGATGACTTCGAACACTATGCCAAGAACTGCGTAAACATCAGGACGAAGAAAGGTAAGATTACCAAGCTCGTCCTGAACCGCGTGCAGCGACGCTTCCTCAAGATGGTCCTCGACCAGTGGGAGCGCACAGGCAAGGTCCGGCTGGTTGTGCTCAAGGCACGCCAGCAGGGTCTCTCTACCGTCATCTCAGCATTCCAGTATTGGTGGCTGTCGCAGCGCAAGGCCCAGAAGGGTCTCGTCATGGCTCACGAAGGTGAGAGCACGACGGCGCTGCTCGACATGTACCGCCGTATTCACGACAACATCCCCGAGGTCGTAAAGCCTCACACCAAGTATCTATCCCGAAACGAGCTGAACTTTGATGAACTCGATAGCGGCATGCGTGTCGCGACTGCTGGTGGTCGTGGCGTTGCTCGCGGTGAAACCCTCACCTTCACGCACCTCTCAGAGGTTGCTTTCTGGCCCGTTGCCTTCGCTCATACGAACTTCAACGGTCTAGTGCAGGCAGTGCCTGAAGAAGAGCTCTGCGCATGGTGTCACCGGCAAATTCTACGAGATGTACCAAGGCGCCTGCGATCCGACCAGCATTACCTGGAACGGCTACGAGGTGTTCTTCTCGGCATGGGTCGAGAGCGATGAGTACCGCTCACCCGCGCCTGCTAACTTCCAGCGCACACCGGACGAAGACGACATCGCGGCTACCGCACTACAGCTCTACGGCATCGCCGTGGATAACGATCAGCTGTACTGGCGCCGTAAGAAGGTCGGCACGAGCGGTCTCGAACTGTTTCAGCAGGAATACCCGCTGACGGCAGACGAGGCCTTCCTCAGCACCGGTCGTCCCATCTTCGACAACCTCAAGATCACGAAGCAGATCAAGGACTGCAAACCCCCGATCACCCTCAAGGCGGTCGAGGAAGCATTCGACGAGAAGACCCACAAGCCTCTGCCGCTCCGCGTTCTGCGTGAGCATGCACGAGGTGAGCTGAAGGTCTTCCGCGAGCTTGATCCCAAAGAGAGCTACGTGATCGGCGCCGACGTAGGCATGGGCCTGCGTCAGGGCATCAAAGGCCGCAAGGACGGTGACCCCTCGGTCGCCCAAATCCTCGACAGCCAGATGAGGCAGGTCGCCATGTGGCGTGGCCTGTGCCATCCCGACGTGTTCGCGAAAATTCTCGAGACACTGGGCTATCACTACAACAGCGCGACCATCGCACCCGAACGGAACAACCACGGTCTCGTGACCTGCGTTGCTCTGCGCGACAGCAATTATCCGTATCTCTACACAGAGCAGACGGAAGGCACGCTGGAGCCCGACAAAGACACGATCAAGCTCGGCTTCTACACGAGCGAGGCAACCAAGCCTCTGATCATCGACAAACTCCGTGCTCTCCAGCGAGAGGACGAAATTGAAATCAACGACGAGACCACGCTGAAGGAAATGAAAACCTTCGTCGTGAGTGAGAACGGCAAGATGGAAGCTGAGGCTGGCACACACGACGACTGTGTGATGGCCCTCGCCATTGCCGCTTACGCCCACGAAGGCAAGTGGAAGCCCGTGGAAGTCGACGACGATTTCTATACCGAAGCAATCTAAGGAACCATGGCGAAGAAGCCAGCTACTTTAACAGACGCGGAGATTTTCGCGAAAGTTGACGCGAAGAAGCAGAACAGCGTTGGCTGGTTCGATAGCCGCCTTGCTCGTGAACGCGAGCGTGTCACCCGATACTTGAACGGCGAACTCCCCAAGCGAGCCAGTGAAGGCTCAAGCTCCTACGTTTCGTCCGACGTCTATGACAGCGTCGAGATGCAGCGTTCGCAGCTGCTTGAGGTGTTCGCTGGTGGTGACCACATCGCTCAGTTCGATCCTGATCAGGATATGAACGCTGAGAACTGCCGCGTCGCGACCGAATACGCCTCCTACGCAATCTTCCGCCTCAACGAAGGCTACAACATCTTCAACAGCGTGATCTACGACGGGCTTACCGCCCGCGCAGGCGTCGTGAAGGTGTTCTGGGAAGAGAAATACACGACGAGTGAAGAGACCTTCGGGCCTCTCTCCTACGAAGACGCCTATGCCCTCTCGGTGCACGACGATGTGTCCGAGTTCGAAGCTGATATGGACCCTGCCACGCAGGCGTTCCACGGCACGCTGACGCGCAAGAAGGATGTCTCCAAGATCACCATCGTTGAGGTGGCGCCTGAGGAGTTCCTGATCGAGCCGCTGGCCACTACGGTGCGCCGCGCGAACTACTGCAGTCACCGGACGCCGAAGACCAAGGCTGAGCTGATGGAGATGGGGTATCCCCGCGCCATCGTTATGCGCATCCCCGGCGACGACGCCCGGGAGCTGCAGTTCAGCCCTGAGGTGCTGGCAAGGACCGACAAGACGACGGCCGACGCGAGTGACGACCCCATCGATAACGAGATGGAGTATGTGGTCTACTACGAGAGCTACGTGCGGATGCAGATAGACGCCAAGAAGGGCGTGAGGCTGTACAAAATCTGCCACGCTGGCAACACCATCCTCGACAAAGAGGAAGTGGATCAGGCTCCGTTCCTCGCTTACATCCCGCTGCCGATCCCCCACGTCTTCTACGGCAACAACTTCGCGGCCCGCGTGATCCACACGCAGAATGCCCGCACCGTGCTCTATCGCGGTGTGCTCGACCATACTGCCATCACGACCAACCCGCGCTACATGGTGGTCAACGGCGGCTTGATGAACCCGCGCGAGCTTCTCGACAACCGCCTCGGTGGTGTCGTCAACGTTCGTCGGCCGGATAGCGTCGCACCGTTCGTGCAGAACCCGCTCAACCCGTACGTCTTCCAGACGCTGTCGCTCCTCACGGAGAACAACGACAAGTCCACGGGTATCTCTGCTCTGTCGCAGGGCCTCAACAAGGACGCCATCAGCTCCCAGAACTCTCAGGGGCTGGTGGATAACATGATGAAGGCCTCCGGGCAGCGCGGGAAGATCATGGCTCGCAACTTCGCAGTCAACTTCCTAGTGCCGCTTATGCTTGAAGTCGTTC